TCAGGCCTTGCCGTCTTCGCCGGTTGAAGGCGCCGGCGACAGGAAGACCGGAGTCAGCGACAGCCGGCGGGTGATGGCGGCGATCGACCGGCGGCGGAAGGCATGCAGGCGATGGCCAAGATCGGTCATGGCGGCTTCGAGCTTGATGTCGCAGGCTTTGGCTCCGGTGCGGCCGTAGAAGACATAGGCGAGCGCAATCGAGAGCATGGCCATCAGGCCGGCGGCGATCAGCACGTCGGACAGGAAATGCGCGCCGAAGGCGATGCGGTTGAGCGCGGTGAGCGCGGCAAACAGGCTGAGCAGCCCGAAGACGCAGGTGCGCCAGACGACCGGCACGAAGAAGGCGAGCGGGATGAGGCAGACCACGACGGCGGCCTCGCCGGAAACGAAGGACCGGTCGTCGAAGAAGTTGCCGCCGAGACCCCAGGCATGCACGAAGGCATCGCTGCCACCGAACTCGGTGATGCCGCGCGGGCGGGGACGATCGAAGAACGGCTTGAAGATGCCATTCACCAGGAGCGCCGGCCCGAGCAGGAAGAGGCTGGCGAAATAGAGGGTGAAGCGCGGCGGAAAAAGTGACGGGCGCGAGGGATAGATCAGCTTCAGCACCAGGCCGATGACCAGCACGATGGTCAGCGTCAGCGGGAAATACTGCCCGAAGGCGCGGAAGGTGTTGAGCGCGTCGATCTTCGCGGCCGGAAAGCCCTGGCCCTCGACATAGAAGAGGCGGCTGACCGCGATGTCGATCTGCGGGAACGAGACGAAGATGGCCGACAGCGTCAGCGTCACCAGAAGCGCCAAGAGCAGCGGCTTTTCCGCGACGGTGCCGCGCGGTGCGCGCGACAGATCCGAAACATAGGTCATGACAATCCCCCGAAAATCTACCCCGCGGGCACTTAAGCGATCTTATGTGACGGTCTGATGAAATGCGGGCCGCCAGGCGGCGGGTTTGCCCGGGGGCAGGTCCGCAGACTGTGGATGGAGCGTGCGGCCAAAGACCTCTGCCGCATCATCCGTGGTGCTGGAATCAAAGTGTCAGCTGCGGCGCGCAAGCGATTCTGCGGATTCGATTTTTCCGCGTCACTTCACCTGGAACGTGAAGACACGATGCCTGTGCCTGTGGGGAGGGAAGGGCGCCGGCCGCGGCCTGGTTCGGCGGGATCGTTCCGGCCGGCGCTCGATCAAACGCTAACTGTGAAAGATGAACAAATGACTGACTTCGGCCATGACGGCGGAGTGACCTCCGCACGCCTGATCGGCGCGGTCGCGGGCTCCGCGATCTCGCTGGTCTATCTGCTTCCCAAACATCGCCGTGAGGCGGCCGTGCGCTTCCTGACCGGCGTCGCCTGCGGGCTGATCTTCGGCGGACCGACGGGTGTCTGGGGTGCTGGACAGCTGGGGCTTGAGGGCCGGCTGTCGACGGCCGAGATCATGCTGGCGGGCGCGACGCTCGCATCGTTCACCGCCTGGTGGGGGCTGGGCGTGCTGGTGCGGCTGACGGGGCGTGCGGGGGACAGGGTGGGTGGACCCTCCTCTTGAGGGCGCGCGGGTTGCGGCCCGCTCTCCCCCACAAGGGGGGAGAGCGGATCGCCGCCGAACGCCCACCAAGACGGCGGGGCTGGTGGTGCCACCAACACACAATCAACATCACGAGGAGACGAGCCATGCAGGCTTTGGAAACGGTAGGCGCGCCGCGGTTTTGCTATGCCGGGCTGACGCTGAAGGGGGTGGCCGGCGACGGGCGGTTTTCGGGGTATGCGAGCCTGTTCGGCGAGGTGGATCTCGGCCGCGATGCGATCGAGCCCGGAGCCTTTGCCGCGTCGCTGACAAAGCGGGGCCCGGGCGGGGTGCGCATGCTTTTTCAGCATGATCCGGCCGAGGTGATAGGCCGCTGGACCGTGATCCGCGAGGACGAGCGGGGGCTTTATGTCGAGGGCCGGCTGGCAACCGATGTGGCCCGTGCCCGCGAGGTGCATGCGCTGATGAAGGCGGGGGCGCTCGATGGTCTGTCGATCGGCTTTCGGGCGGTGAAGACGAGGGCGGAGCGGAAGACCGGGGTGCGGCGCATCCTGGAGGCCGATCTCTGGGAGATCTCGGTGGTGACCTTTCCCATGCTGCCGACGGCCAGGGTCTCCAACGTCAAGCACAGGCGGTTCCACCGGGACAGGGAAACCGAGCTCGTCCGGCTGATGCGCCGGGCGGCTCGCGCGATGGCGAACAATCACTTCACGAAAGGATGAGCGACATGGAAGACGCAATGACGGCAGGTGAGGGCATGACGGAGAAGGCGCTGCATGCGGGCCACGCGGCCGGCGGGCGGAGCGGGCCGCAGACGAGGGGCCGTGCGGCCGCGCTGGCACCGGAGGTCAAGGCGGCACCCGATACGGTGACTTCGGCCTTTGCCGAGTTCATGACGGCCTTTGAGGCCTTCAAGGAAGCCAATGACGAGCGGCTGGGCGAGATCGAGGAGAAGCTCTCCAGCGACGTCGTGACCCGCGACAAGGTGGAGCGGATCAACAAGGCGATCGACGAACAGAGCCGCCTCCTGGACGAACTGGTGCTGAAGAAGCGCCGGCCGGCGCTGGAGCGACCCGGTCGCGACGCAGCGGGGCTGGCCGAACACAAGGCGGCCTTCGAGGCCTATGTCCGCCGGGGCGACGATCAGGCGCTGCGTGATCTCGACCAGAAGGCGCTGTCGGCCGGTGTCTCCGGCGATGGCGGTTATCTGGTGCCGCCGCAGGTGGACGAGGAGATCGGCCGCAGGCTGCGCGTGATCTCGCCGATCCGGTCGCTGGCGACCGTGCGGCAGGTCTCGGGCTCCATGCTGAAGAAGCCCTTTGCCGCTGCGGGCTTTGCCTCGGGCTGGGTGGCAGAGACGGCGGCGCGCACCCAGACCGGCACGCCGGAACTCTCCGAACTCGCCTTTCCGACCATGGAACTCTATGCCATGCCGGCCGCGACACAAGGTCTGCTCGACGATGCAGCGGTCGACATCGAGGCCTGGATCGCCGCCGAAGTCGACATCGCCTTTGCCGAACAGGAGGGCGAGGCCTTCGTCTCGGGCGACGGCGTGCTGAAGCCGAAGGGGTTCCTGAGCTATGACCAGGTGGATGACGGCGCCTGGGAATGGGGCAAGATCGGCACCATTGCGACCGGGGCGGCGGGCGCCTTTGCAGCAAGCGGTGCCTCCGACGTGCTGATCAATGCGGTCTATGCGCTGAAGGCAGGACACCGCCAGAACGGCAGCTTCGTCATGAGCCGCAGGACGCAAGGCGCCGTGCGCAAGCTGAAGGATGCCGACGGCAACTATCTCTGGGCGCCGCCGGCAAGGGCCGGCGATCCCGCCTCGCTGATGGGGTTTCCGGTTGTCGAATCCGAGGACATGCCGGAGATCGCGGCCAATGCCACGGCGATCGCCTTCGGCGATTTCCGCGCGGGTTATCTGGTGGTCGATCGGGTGGGCGTGCGCGTGCTGCGTGACCCCTATTCGGCCAAGCCCTATGTGCTGTTCTACACGACGAAGCGCGTCGGCGGTGGCGTCCAGGACTTCGAGGCGATCAAGCTGGTGAAGTTCGGGGTGTGAGGCTGAGTGTCTGCACTGTAGACAGGTGACTGCGTGGGCCGTACATCTTCTGGACGCATATCTGGATCTCTGCTTCGGAAGTCACATGTATGGTCCCCGCATCCTCGCCCGCACCCTGTCGCTACACACGCGAGAAGACCGCTATGGCAATCGCTGGCAGTATCATTCCAGAAGCGATCACCATTCCAAAGTCGCCTGCTGGGGCATCGTCGTTGACCTTCTCTCGAACAGCCCGCTCCTTCAAAGACATGTCTCTGAGGGACGCGTGTCTTTCGGGATCAATCACGAAATGCGCGATTTCGTTCATGATCGGAAGAAGAACCTCGACCTGGTTTTGTGCACCCCGTCCGGCGGAACAATTGACGTCGACGGTGTCAGCCTTGAGGCAATGGCCGGTCAATACGGGATCGTTCTCACTGAAAATGAACGGGAAAACCTTGCGGCATTGCCGGTTCTCAGACGTGCAGCTGTGGGAAGTGTTCTCATGGCGCTTGAGGCTAAGGCATGCATGACAGCGCATCAGCGGGCGCTGCCCCGGCTATATGACGAGTTGAACTCATCCCATCTGACCGTCCATGGTTCGAGTGACCAGGCGATCGCGGCGGGTTTTGCAATGGTCAACATTGCCGAGAACTATCTAAGTCCCGATCTGAACAAGAAGAACCGCACGACGGATCCAGAGTGGAGCACGCACAAACAGCCGCGCGATGCCACGCTTGCAGTCGACAAGATCCGGCAATTGCCCAAGCGCGCCAAGACCGGGGACACCGGTTATGATGCTCTGGCAATAGTGGTGATAGATTGCCAAAACGACGGGTCAGCAGTGTCTCTGGTGGAGACGGCGCCCGCTCCGAAGCCCGGTGAAATCTACCACTATGATTCCATGATCGATCGACTGGCGCACATCTACGCAACACGTTTCAAGGATCTCTGATACCGAATGCCAAGCCCCAGGCACAAGGCCTGTGCGTTTGTCATTCTGCAGCTATGGACATCGCTTCGGATGTGGACACTTGACCGCCTTCGATTCGAACGAGGTGCGTCCTAAGGCGGTCCAGAAACCCGGGTTGAAAGCGCAAGGAGCTGCGTTCGGTGCGCGACAGGAAACCACGTGTGGCACGGGCTGACAGGGGCTTTCCCTCATGCAGGAGGAAATCCGCGAGCGGCGGACGCTCCTGCCAGATCGGAAAGCTGTTGATCTCGACGGCTTGCCGCTTATCGCCGTCGAAGCGTGCTGCACGCGGCCAGCGACCGTCGACCGCGAGCGCACGGTCCCGAAGTTTGTCGTATCTACCTGGCGAAGCCAATTGCTGGCCCAGCCAGGCGGCAACAGGGACGCTGACGGCATTTCCGACAAGCGACCAGCGCAGCGAGGCTCGCGATTCCCGAGAAGCCGGTTCTGTCCAGTTGGCCGGGAACCCCTGCAGTCGCTCGGCATCCCGGATATCTGGCGTCACGACGCTTCCGTCAGGCAGCAGGATGGCCGGCGGTGATGCTATGCCGACTGTGGAGCCGTTCTTCAGCGTCGGAACCGCGTCCCGGGCCCAGCCTAGGCCGCGCACGCCCTCTGTCCAGTAGAAGCCATGGGCGTGAATATGAAGGCTCGTATCCTGTTCCGGGGGAGCCGCCTCATCCGAGAACAGGACATCCGCGGGGTCGGTGTCAGTCGTGGTGGCGACGAAAAGGACGCGCTCCCGCCGCTGCGGCAGAAAGGCGAGCGTGTTGACCACCCGATAGGCCCAACGGTACCCGCGCTCTTCAAACGCTTCGATGAGGCGCGCGAGGCCCTTGCCCTTGTCCAGATGGAGCATGAAGGACACGTTCTCCAGCACCACCCAAGGCGCCCGATGGCCGTCGAGCAGGCGAAAGACATGGCCGACAAGGCCTGAACGCTTGCCGTCGATGCCGGCGGTCATGCCGGCCTGGCTGAGGTCCTGGCAAGGGAAGCCTGCGACAACGAGTTCGGTCTCTGGGGGCAGAGCCTCCAATGCCGCCACATCCCGTTCTACCGAGATGTCGGGGAAACGAGCGCCCAGCACGGCCCGTGCCGGGTTCCAAATTTCGCAAAGCATCAGGGTCTCATGGCCTGCCGATGCCAGCCCACTCTCCAACCCCCCGATGCCGGCGAAAAGCCCCACGACTTTCATGCACGCGCCTTTCAGTTTCTAGTTCCAGCCGACCAAGCGGACGCTGCTTCGCAAGCGATACCGCGACACGCGCGGGAATTGAACCCACAACTGATATGTTCACATAATGTTCTCATAAAGTGAAGAGGTTTTTGCTCTTCATCCGATCAATGGAGGTGCATCTCCCATGACCATCATCGAACTCACCCCTCCCACGGCGGAGCCGCTGGCGCTTGTCGAGATCAGGGCGCATCTGAGGCTCGACACGGAGGACGAGGACGCGCTGCTCTCGGCGCTTGCCATCATCGCCCGCGAGCATCTGGAGCGGGAGGCGGGGCTGGTGCTGGCGGTCAGGGATTTCCGGCTGTGCCGGGATGACTGGTCAGAGGACGGGATCGTGACGATCGCGCGCGGGCCTGTGCGCGCCATCTCTTCGGTGACGGTCTATGACGGGGATGGCGAGCCGCAGGTGGTTGATCTTGACGGACATCTGCTCGACGGGCAGGCGCGGCCGGCAAGGCTCTGGCTGCGGGATGTGCCCGAGCCGGGGCGGGCGATGAACGGGATCGAGGTCGAGTTCTCCGCCGGTTTTGGCGAGAGCGGTGCGGATGTGCCCGAGACGCTGAAGCGGGCGATGCTGCTGCATGTGGCGGCGATGTATGCGGCCCGGGGTGTGGTGGCGCCGGACGCCCAGCCGGCACTGGTGCCGCCGGGATATGACCGGCTGATTGCCCCCTTCTGCCGGCGGGGGCTCTGACCATGGCTCTGATCGACATCGATGCCGGACGTCTGACGGCGCGGCTGGTGCTGGAGCGGCCGGAGCTGACCGAGGACGGCCAGGGCGGGGCGGTGACGGGCTTCGTCGAACTGGCCCGCGTCTGGGCGCTGGTCGAGCCGCGGTCCTTTGCCGAGGAGGAGAAGGGGCCGGGGCTGGTGGCCATCGTGACGCATCATGTGACGATCCGGGCGCGCGGGGATCTCGGGGTGGGGCAGCGCTTTCGAAAGGGGATGCGCGTGTTCGACATCCTGGCATTGCGCGATCCGGATGAGACGGGCCGGTTTCAGGTGGCGCTGTGCCGGGAGGTGACGGGATGAGCGGCGGCGCGCGAGACGAGGCGGCGCTGGAGGAAACTGGCAGGCGATTGGGCGAGATGCTGCGGCGGGCGCTGGCATATCGGCTGGCGCGGCGGATGGATGGGTTGTCGACCGATGTCGGGGAGCGGGAGACCGCCGTAAGACAGGGCGCCGGTTCGAATTCTGCCGAAGAACAGGGAGAGCTGACATGACGAATGCGGTCAATGCCTTGCTGGCAGCAGTTCAACAGGCGGTCAAGGCGGATGCAGCGCTGATGGCGGTGCTCGGGCCGCAGGGGATCTCCGACCGGACGGTTCGACCGCAACGCTTTCCGGCGCTGGTGGTCGGGTCGGTCGAGGCGCGGGATTTCTCGACCGGCGAGGCGGACGGCGCGGAGATCGTCATTACGCTGGAGGCTTGGAGTGCCGTCTCGCGGCGTGAGGCCGAAGCGCTGGTGGCGGAGTTCTGGCGGGTGGCAGAGGGGTTGCCGGTGATGCTCGATGGGGTTCGGCTGGTGAATTTCAGGCATCGCCGGACGGTCAGCCGGCGGGAGGTGAAGGCGGGGCTGTTCGTAGCCGAGGCGGGTTTTCGGGCGGTGGTGGAGTGAGGTGGGGCCGGCTCCAGCTGCGACCTCATCAGGTGCGACCTCATCCTGAGGTGCCCGCGCGACGCGCGGGCCTCGAAGGATCCCTCAGCTCTTCCTGCGTGGCCTCGATCCTTCGAGGCCGGGCTTTGCCCGGCACCTCAGGATGAGGGGGTGACGGGGGGTGCGCAATCGCTCTGCCGCCCCCGCCTTGCAATCACTGCCAGCGCGAGGATCGCGACAAAACCCGTGGCGGCGAGCAGGCTGGCGAGCAGGAGCCCGGCATCGATGCCGGCCCGGTCGATGACCGCTGTCATCAGCACGGGGGCGGTGGCATTGGCGAGGTTTTGTGGCAGGGACAGGCGCGCCGACTGGCGGGCGAAGCGGCTGGCGGAGAAGAAGGAGAGCGGCAGCGTGGCGCGGGCAAGCGTCGTGACACCCGAGCCGAAGCCGTAGAGTGCGGTGAAGAGCAGAAGGCTCGAAGGCGTGCCCGGAGATGCGATCAGGAGGAGCGTCGAGCCCGTCAGCATGGCGGTGCCGGCAAGGCCGGTGGTGACAGGCGAGGAGCGTTTTCCCAGCACGAGGTCGAAGGCGCGGGCGGCGATGCCGAAGACGGCGCGCAGCGAGCCGAGCTGCAGCGCCAGCGCCGGTGTGGCGCCGGAGAGTTCGAGGATATGCAGGAGCTGCGGCGAGAGGCCGAAGGTCATCAGGCTGGCAAGCGAGGTCGAGAGCGCGATCAGCAGGAAGGCGACGGTCGCCATGCGGCGGCTGAGCTGCAGCGGCTCGATCGCGTCGGCGGCGCGGTCCTCGTCCGACCGGCTGATTGCGATGCGGCTGAGCGCCAGATGCACGGGAAGCGCGATGACGAGCTGGGCGGCGGCGGCCGTGAGCAGCGCGCCGCGCCAGCCGAAGGCCTCGCCGGCAAGCGTCAGCAGTGGCCAGCAGACGGCGGACGAGAGGCCGGTGAAGATCATCAGGATGCCGATGGCGCGACGGGAATCGCGCCCCTCGCGCTCGACGACGGCGGCAAAGGCTGGAACGGTGAGCGCAAAGGAGCCGCCGGCGCCGAGGATGAGCCAGGCGATGGCATAGGTGAAGAGGCCGGTGGAGAGCGCCAGCACGACAAGGCCCGATGCCATCAGGATGGACCCGATGGCGAGCACTTTGGCAGCGCCGTGACGGGTGATCATCCGGCCGGTCCAGGGGCCGAGAAAGGCCATGGTCAGCATCATCACGGTGAGGCCGGCAAAGGCCATTTCGTTGGCAAGCCCGAGATCGGCGGCCATGGCGCGGCCGAAGACGGCCGGCATTTCATAGGTCGTGCCCCAGCCAAGGATCTGCGAGACGGCCAGCGCGGCGACGAGGGTGGTGCGGGGCATGGTCATGGGCAGACTCAGGGGGAGATGGCAAAGGGGCGGGCGGTTTCTTCTAGGTCGGTTGCCGGGCGGGCGATAGGGCGAAATCTAGCCGGGGGCTGTCGCCTGTCCGAGGTCCGCATGCTGAGGTGGCCGAGCAGGGGTGAGGGCCTCGAAACATCCCTTGTGCCGGCTCTCCCGGCGGCGCTGTGATTGCCCCGGCTTCGGCAGAGGCGGGTCGTGGCCTCGCCCTTCGAGGCCCGGCTGAGCCGGGCTCCTCAGGGTGAGGGGACGCTTGGGTGGCGGGCTAACACCCTCCCCTTGAGGGGGAGGGTCGGACCGCAGGTCCGGGGTGGGTGCCGCCGCCTATCCGGGCAAGACGTTGGTTCGCTGGGCTCCCGCCAACTGAACTGTGCCCCTCTCTTGGAAAATCAGAAGTTTAGGCGGCTTGCGCTCGCCTAAGCCTTCGATCTTCCGTTCTCCCCCGCAAGGGGGAGATGGGGCGCCGAGGTGGCCTCGCCCCTCGAGGCCCGGCCGAGCCGGGCACCTCAGGGTGAGGGGACGCTTGGGTGGCGGGCTCACACCCTCCCCTTGAGGAGGAGGGGCGGACCGCAGGTCCGGGGTGGGGTGATCGGTCCTGGAATTCTCAAGGCGTGAAGCCGGTCACCACCACCGGCGCTTTACGGCGACCTCCCCCTCAAGGGGGAGGAGGTGAACTTCGCCGCTGCCGTTCAACAATCACATCAACAAGGAGAGACGCCATGGGCGCGCAGAAGGGCAAGGATCTGTTGCTGAAGGTCGAGGATGGGGCGGGGTTCGTCACGGTGGCGGGCTTGAGGGCCCGGCGGCTGGCCTTCAATGCGCAGACCGTCGATGTGACCGATTCCGAAAGCGCCGGTCGCTGGCGGGAGCTGCTCGAAGGGGCGGGTGTGCGGCGGGCGGGGCTGACCGGTTCCGGCCTGTTCAAGGATGCGGGCTCCGATGCGCTCGTCCGGGCAGCGTTCTTTGCCGGGGCGATCCTGACCTTTCAGGTGGTGATCCCGGATTTCGGCACGGTGACGGCGCCGTTTCAGGTCACGGCGCTGGATTATGCCGGCAATCACGATGGCGAGGTGACGTTCGAGATCGCGCTGGAATCGGCCGGTGCCGTTTCCTTCGCGGCGCTGTGAGGCGGCGATGCGGGCCTATGCGGCACACGAGCGGGGCGAGCCGGTGATGGTCCACCGCGCCAACCGCCATCGCGGCGAGGTGGAGGCGGTGATCGATGGCGAGCGGCGGATTCTGTGTTTGACGCTTGGGGCTCTCGCCGAGCTGGAAACGGCCTTCGGGGCCGAGAGCCTTTCCGATCTTGCGGCGCGGTTTGCGAGCGGCCGGCTGAAGAGCGCCGACCTTACCCGCATCCTTGCCTGCGGTCTGCGCGGCGGCGGCAACCGGTTGTCGGATGCCGATGTCGCGGAGATGGCGGTCGAGGGCGGCGTGGCGGGTGCGGCGCGGCTGGTCGGCGACTTGCTGGCGGTGACCTTTGGCGCGGCGCCGGATGGCCCCGGCGCCGACGAGCGCAGATCAGGCGAGGGCGGCACCTCCCCTTGAGAGCCGCAGGCGGGCGGGACCTGCGGCCGTTTCCCTGGGAAGCGGCAATGACGCTGGGGCTCGCCCGTCTGCGGCTGTCGCCTGAGGTGTTCTGGGGCTTGAGCCTGCCGGAGCTGGCGGCCATGGCGGGGGCGTTTGGAAAGCCTGCCGGCCTGTCGCGTCGGGAGGTGGAGGCCCTGATGGTGCGGTTTCCCGATTGATGCATATCGCGAGAGGTGCCCCTCATCCGGCCCGTCATGCCATGGTCTCCCCGAATGTGGGCAGAAGGACGGGGGCCATGGCTGCCACCTTCCCATTCAGGGGGAGGGTCGGACCGCACAGGTCCGGGGGGCGCGCCGTGTGCTCCTCAGGCTCAACCCCAGCCGCCGCCTTGCGGCGCCCTCCCCCACAAGGGGACGGTGGGGGCTGTTCGCGGCGGCCTCCTGCTCATCCTGAGGTGCGCCTGCGGCAGCAGGGCCTCGCAGGATTCCCCATGCAAGCCCTTTGGTCGCCTTGGCCCTTCGAGGCCTCGCCGTGCAAGGGCACCTCAGGGTGAGGGGAGACAAGGGCCGCAGGTCGTTGCCTCATCTTTTCCAAGAAAGGAAATCCCATGACCGATGACGAGACACTCGCGCTTTCCGTCGATCTCGACGGCACCCAGGCGCTTTCCGTGCTCGACGATCTCGAAAGCCGCTCGGCGAGTTTCGGGCGGGCGCTGACCTCGGCGCTGCGCGGCGCGACATCGGGTGGCAAGGGGCTGGAGGAGGTGTTGCGCTCCGTGGGGCTGCGATTGACGGATCTCGCGCTGTCGGCGGGCTTGAAGCCGCTCGAAAACCTGCTCGGCGATGTCGCGGGGAACCTGGTGGGCGGCCTGAGCTCGAGCCTGGGCTCGGCGCTTGGCGGCGGCGTGACGGCCTGTGCGCAAGGTGGCATGCCGGGACGGGTCACGCCCTTTGCCGAGGGCGGCGTGGTGTCGGCGCCCACCTATTTTCCGATGGCTGGCGGGACGGGGCTGATGGGCGAGGCGGGGGCGGAGGCGATCCTGCCGCTGAAGCGGGGCACGGATGGCGCGCTCGGCGTGGCTGCCGATGGCGGTGGCGAGACGACGGTCATCCATTTCCAGGTGACGGCGAGCGATGCGGCAAGTTTTGCCCGCAGCGAAGGCCAGATCACGGCGATGCTGGCGCGCTCGGTCGGGCGCGGGCGACGGGGGCTGTGAGGTTGCCAGTGGGCGGCAGGCGGCAGGCCGCGTGGAATGGGATCCTGCGGAGGCGCGCGCGGCGTGTGGGCACCTCGGGATGAGGGCCTATCCGTCGAGTTCTGTCCGCCCCGCATCCCCGGTGCAACAGGTTGCACCCGAGCCCTTCGGGCTACCGTCTCCTCGCAGGAGGGATAAGGGGGGGCCGTCTTTGGCGCTGCAAGCCGGCGGACCGACGCCCTCATGCCGAGGTGCCCGCTTGAGCGGGCCTCGAAGCAGCGCATGTTCATCAAATCATCGAATGGAGCCTGGCATGGCCTTTCACGAACAGCGTTTTCCGCTCAGGTTGTCGCTGGCGACCAGCGGCGGGCCAGGGCGGCAGACGGATATTGTGTCGCTCTCCAACGGGCGCGAGGCGCGCAATCGGCGCTGGCGGTTTTCAAGGCGCCGCTATGATGTCGGGACCGCCCTGCGCTCGGTGGCGGATCTCTATGCTGTGCTGGAATTCTTCGAGGCGCGCGGCGGGCAGCTGCACGGGTTTCGCTTTCGCGATCCGGTGGATGGCAGCTCGGCGCGGCCGGGTGAGGCGGTGACCCCGCTCGACCAGTGGATCGGCACGGGCGACGGCGAGACGGCGGCGTTCCAGCTCGCCAAGGCCTATGGCGACGGGGCAGCGATCGAGCGGCGACCGGTGGTGAAGCCGGTGGCGGGATCGGTGCGGATCGCGCTGGACGGCGTGGAGCAGACGGCCGGGTTTTCGGTCGATGCGGCGACCGGGATCGTGACCTTTGCGACGGGACGCGTGCCGGGTGAGGGCGCCGAGATCCGGGCGGGCTTCGATTATGACGTGCCGGTGCGGTTCGACACCGACCGGATCGAGATCGATCTCGAAGCCTTTCGCGCCGGGCGCATTCCTTCCATTCCGCTGATCGAGGTGATGCCATGAGGCGGCTTCCCGAAGCGCTCGCCGCCCATGTGGCGACCGGCGAGACGACACTGTGCCGTGCCTGGCGCGTGACCTGCCGGGATGGTCTCCGGCTGGGCTTTACCGAGCATGACCAGACGCTTGTCTTCGACGGCACCGTGTGCGAGCCGGGCGCCGGATTTGCGGCGACCGAGGCGAGCGTTGCGAGCGGTCTGGCGGCACCCGGGGCCGAAGTGCGGGGCGGCTTTTCCAGTGCGGCGATCACGGAGGTGGACCTGGCAGCCGGACGTTATGACGGCGCGCGGGTCGAGCTCTTTCTCGTCAACTGGCAGGCGCCCGCCGAGCAGCATGCGCGGATCTCGGTGCAGGAGATCGGCGAGGTGAGCCGGGCGGGGCCGGGTTTTTCGGCGGAGCTCCGGAGTTTCGCCCACCGCCTGCAGCAGCCGGAGGGGCGCATCTACAACCGCCGCTGCGACGCGGATCTCGGCGATCACAGGTGTCGGGTGGCGATGGGCGTGGCGAACCGGAGGGTTTCGGGTGTCGTCGCCGAGGTGCTGGCGGCGGACCGGCTCACCGTGTCGGGCGTGCCCGACCTGGCCGCGGGGCATTTCCGGCTCGGGCATCTGCAGTTTGACGAAGGGCTCCTGTCGGGACGGCGGCTGGCGATCGAGGAGAGCGGGGCAGCGGCGGGAGGGCTCGCGACGCTCAGGCTGTGGCTGCCGATGGAGAGCCGGCCGGCCGAGGGCGATGCCGTGACGCTGACCGTCGGCTGTGACAAGAGCTTTTCCACCTGTCGAACGAAGTTCGTCAATCAATTGAATTTTCGCGGCTTTCCACACATGCCGGGCAGCGATTTCGCCTATTCCTATGTCAGCGGCGACAGCACCCATGATGGTGGTGTGCTGTTTGGCTGAGGCATTCCTCGCGTCGATGTGGACGGCCTGACTCAGGTCCCGGTGGAGCGTGAAAGGCCCTTCATCCGCCCCTTCGGGGTACCTTCGCCCCGCGAGCGGGGAGACGGCAGGGTGAGGCGCGAAAGCCGCACATTCGGCGCTCTGGCGAACCGAAAACACCGCATCGCTTATATGCCTCGCCCTTCGAGGCCCTCGCGGAGCGAGGGCACCTCAGGGTGAGGGTATGCCGACTAACGCCTCTTCCCCCAAGCATGAAAGGACTGCCCCATGAAGATCATCTGCCCCGACGGGGACGGTTATTCCTATTATGTCCAGGCCGTCGACGAGAGCCGGTATACCAGGGTGAACGGTGTCGAGACCTTTCTGGTCAAGGCCGGCGACTACTGGAACGGGCCGGATGGCAGTGATGCCCTGAACTATCGCGAACGCTGCGAGGCGCGGGTGACGACGGAGGATGCGGTCGGCTCGACCTGGCGTTACGCCTTTCACCTGAAGATCCCTGAGGATTATCCCGAGTTCAGCCCCAAGCAGACGCTCGGCCAGTGGCACAACGGCGTCTATGACAGCGTCTTCAACCGCTATGAGGAGGGCGTCTTCACGATCTGCCTCAACAACAAGGAGACCGGCGTTTTCGACGAGACGCCGGTGACCGTGACCAAGGGCGTATGGAACACCTTCAGCTATGCCTTCACCTGGCATGCGACGGCAGGCGCGGTGGCGGCGTCCGTCAACGGGCGGACGGTCCTGAAGAAGACCGGTCTGGCCCTGCTGCCGGCGGCGGCGAGTTCGGTCTATTTCAAGTATGGCATCTATCGCAACATGGCCGCGGGTCTGGTCGGGCCGGACCAGCAGGTGAGTTATCGGCGGCTGAGCCGGGCTGCGGGGTGAGGACCGGGGACTTGCCAACACCCTCCCCTTGAGGGGGAGGGTCGGACCGGAGGTCCGGGGTGGGGTGAGGTTTCGCTCCAAGGGATCACCCCCACCCGCCGCTGCGCGGCGACCTCCCCCCTCAAGGGGGAGGTGGGTGGCCGTGGTGCAGTCCGCCCTCATCCTGAGGTGCCCCTGCGAGAGCAGGGGCCTCGAAGGATCTTGTACTTGGCCCCGACCCTTCGACGCCCTCGCGGAGCGAGGGCACCTCAGGGTGAGGGGAAATGGTTTCGCATGCCTTTTCCGCCGCCCTCGGGTCGGTTGATCGCTGCGCCGTGATTTCCAGACCCTTGCCCCGCAATCCTCACCTTCCAATCCCCGGAGCCCTCCCATGTCCGTCAACGCAGACGTCCTGGCGATTGCCGGGAGCTGGATCGGCACGCCCTATCGACATCAGGGGGCGGTGAAGGGGGTGGGGTGCGATTGTCTGGGGCTCGTGCGCGGGATCTGGCGGGAGCTGTATGGGGCAGAGCCGGAAGCGGTGCCGGCCTATGCGGCTGATTGGGCGGAGCGGGCGGGCGAAGAGCGGTTGCTTTCCGCCGCCGATCGGCATTTCGAGGCTGTTCCTTCTTTGGCGGTGAGCCTGCCGGGCGACTTGGTGGTGTTTCGCTTTCGGCCGCATCTGGCGGCGAAACATGCGGGGATTTTGGCGCGGCTGCCGCCAGAGGATGGCGACCTCGGACGCGGCGATGGCGGTTGCGATTGTGACTGGGGTGGCGCTTTCGGTGGCAACTCGCGTGACGATCACCGGCGTTGGCCGCCGCCCGATGCCTTCATCCATGCCTATGAACAATCCGCTGTGACGCTGTCGGCCCTCGTGCCCGGATGGCGGCGCAGGATTGCGGGCATCTATCGATTTCCGGGGAGGATCTGACGATGGCGACGATAGTTCTGCAGGCGGCGGGGGCAGTACTTGGGTCGGTCTTCGGGCCTGTTGGTGCGATCCTCGGCCGCGCGGCGGGCGCGCTCGCCGGAAGCATGATCGACCGGAGCCTTCTCGGAGGCACGCGGGAGGTGAACGGGGCGCGGCTGTTTTCGGCAAGGCTTGCGGGTGCGAGCGAGGGCACGGCGATACCCAGGCTTTACGGCACGGCAAGGCTCGGTGGCACGCTGATCTGGGCGACGCGCTTCGAGGAGGAGACGGTGACCGAGCGCACGGGGGCTAAGTCCTCCGGCGGCACGCGCACAACGACCTATCGCTACTATGCCAATCTGGCGCTCGGAATTTGCGAAGGACCGATCGCGGGCGTGCGGCGGGTCTGGGTCGACGGGCGCGAACTCGACACGACCGAGATCGAGATGCGGGTCTATCGCGGGACGGAGAGCCAGCCGGTTGATCCGTTGATGGCGGCGAAGCAGGGCGCGGGCCGGGCGCTGGCCTATCGCGGCCTGGCCTACGTGGTCTTCGAGCGCCTGCCGCTCGATGATTTCGGCAATCGCATTCCGCTCATCCAGTTCGAGGTAATCCGGCCGGTGGGCGCGCTGGAGGAGAAGATCAGGGCTGTGACGATCATTCCCGGTGCGACCGAGCATGGTTATGCGACCGCAAGGATATCGGATGCGCCGCGCGAGGGTGAAAAACGCTGGCTGAACCGCAATACGCTGGTGGCATCGACCGACTGGCAGGCCTCGCTGGACGAGCTGCAAGCGCTCTGCCCCGACCTGGAAAGCGTGGCGCTGGTCGTCGCCTGGTTCGGCACGGATCTCCGGGCCGGAAGCTGCCGGGTGGTGCCGGGCGTCGAGGTGGGGTTTCGCCGGGACGAGAGCCGGCCCTGGAGCGTGGCGGGCGTCTCACGCGAGGAGGCCTACGTCGTGTCGCGCCATGCCGGAGGGCCGGCCTATGGCGGATCACCGGATGATGCGAGCGTGATCGAGGCGATCCGGGACCTGAAGGCACGCGGGTTGAAGGTCACGCTCTATCCCTTTGTTCTGATGGACATTCCCCCGGGCAATGGGCTGGCCGATCCCTATGGCGGGGCCGAACAGGCGGCCTATCCCTGGCGGGGGCGGATCACGGCCCATCCGGCGAGTGCCGATAAGACAGCGGCGGCGCGGGCGCAGGTTTCGACATTCGTCACGCGCAGCGAAGGCTACCGACGCTTCGTGCTGCATTATGCAACGCTGGCGGCTGCAGCCGGCGGGGTCAATGGATTCCTGCTGGGCTCGGAGCTGAAGGGCCTGACGACGCTTCGCGACGGGGGCAATGCCTTTCCCTTTGTCGAGGCGCTGGTGTCGCTCGCTGGCGAGGTGCGCGACATCCTGGGCGGGGCAACCGAGATCTCGTATGGGGCGGACTGGAGCGAGTATTTCGGTCATCAGCCGGCGGATGGCTCGGGCGATGTCTTCTTCCATCTCGATCCGCTCTGGGCGAGCCCTGATGTCTCGGCGGTGGGCATCGACAATTACATGCCGCTGGCCGACTGGCGCGACGCGGACCTGGAGGGGATGAGCCCCGACGGCTTTGCAGGGGCCGACGACACCACGGGTTTCGGTCGCATGCTGACGGCAGGCGAGGGGTATGACTGGTTCTATGCAAGTGACGCCGACCGGGAGGCGCGGGTCAGGACGCCAATCAGCGACGGCGCCCATGGCAAGCCCTGGGTCTACCGTTTCAAGGATCTCGAAAGCTGGTGGGGCAACCGCCATTACAACAGGATCGGCGGTGTGGAGCAGGCGGGCCCGACGGCCTGGACGCCTCAGATGAAACCCTTCTGGTTCACCGAACTCGGCTGCGGGGCGGTCGACAAGGGGGCGAACCAGCCGAATGTCTTCGTCGACACGAAATCCGTGGAGAGCGGGAGGCCGCATTTTTCAGTGGGTGCCCGCAGCGACAGCCAGCAGCGGCGGTTTATCGAGGCGCATCTGGATCATTGGCAGGGCGCAGAAGTCCCGGCGGGCATGGTCGATCCGGATGGCATCTATGTCTGGAGCTGGGATGCGCGACCCTATCCGGCCTTTCCGCAGAATGCGGGGCTTTGGGCCGATGGCCTGAACTGGCGCACGGGGCACTGGCTGAACGGGCGGCTGGGCACGGCGACGCTGGCCGACACCATTGCGGCGATCCTGCGGGATCACGGCTTTGAAGATTTCGACGTGTCGGAGGTGGCGGGGGATCTCGGTGGTTATGTGAAGGGCGATCTGACCTCGGCGCGCGATTTGATCGAACCGCTGATCGAACTGTTCCAGATCGACGTGATCGAGGATGGCGGGCGGCTGAAATTTCGCACGCGACCGACGGCGAGCTTGCCGGCCCGCACCATCACGGTGCTCGCCGACCTCGCCGACCAGCCGCTCTGGAGCGAGACACGCGGCCATGACAGCGATTTTGCCTCGGAGGCGCTGGTGACCTTTTACGATCCGGCGGCCGACTACGCCGAGGCCAGTGTGCGCTCGCGCAAGGTGGAGGCGGCGACCGAGCGCCAGCTTGCCCGCGATCTGCCGGCGGCCATGCCCGAAGAGACGGCGCTGGCCGCTGCCGAAGGCTGGCTGCGCGACAACCGGCTGGCGCGGCGCACCCAGCAACTGGCGCTGGGGCCGCAGGAAATCGCGGTCGAGCCGGGGGACGTGTTGCGCTTTCCCGAAGGGCCGGAGGGACGGTTTCTGGTGCAGGGGATCGAGGACGGCTTCGAGCGGCGGCTGACCCTGCGGGCCTTCGCCGGCAAGGTATCCGCACCGGTTGCGGCTGTGGAGCCCGAGCGCGTGCCGGATGGCGGCGGGGCGGCCGGTTTCGCGCCGGTGGTTCGTTTTCTCGATCTGCCGAGGCTGGAAGGGACGAGCCATCTGGGTGATGCCAGCGTGGCGGCTTTCGGAAGACCCTGGCGCAGGCTCGCAGTGTCGAGTTCGCCGGAGACGGAAGGCTATCGTCTCAGGCTGACGCTGGACCGGCCGGCGACCATGGGATGGCTGGTGGAGCCGGTGGCAGCAGGCCCAGTGGGACGCTTCGATCCCGCCAATGCCGTGGTGGTCGAACTGCTGGGCGGTGCCTTTTCCTCGGCGAGCCGGACCTCGGTGCTTTCGGGCGCGAACCGGCTGGCTTTGCGGGCGCAGAATAGTGGCTGGGAGGTCATCGGTTTTGCCGAGGCCGAGGAGGTGGCCGCAGGGCGCTGGCGTCTGACCGGGCTGTTGCGCGGGCTCGGCGGGACCGAGGATGCGACGGCGGCAGGGGCGGCTGGCGGTGCCGAGGTCGTCCTGCTCGACGGGGCGGTGCGGCCGCTGGGTTTGGTCAATGCCGAACGCGGGGCGGCGCAAAACTGGATTCTGGAGCCCCTGGGGCTGGTGACCGAACTGTCCGGGCCGTTTGTGTTCGATGGCGGCTTGCGGGCGGAGACGCCGCTTGCGCCGGTGCATGCGCGCGCGGTGCGGCAGGCCTCGGGCGATATGCGGATCTCGTGGATCCGGCGTAGCCGGATCGAGGCCGATGCCTGGGCGGAAGGCGAGGTGCCGCTCGACGAGGCGGAAGAGCGCTACCGGCTGGAGATCCTGGACGGGAGTGCCGTCCTGCGTCTGGTCGAGGTTGGCGAGGCTGGGTTTACCTATCCGGTGGCCGACGAACTGGCCGATTTCGGCGTGGCGCAGACGGTGCTTGGCCTTCGCGTGCGCCAGCTTGGGCGTCTGGCTACCGGGCTGCCGCTCGAGGCGGTCCTTGCCATCAACGGATGAACAACGAAGAGGAGAAGCACATGATGGAGATGAAACCCTGGTACCAGTCGAAGACCGTCTGGGGCGCGCTGATCGCGATGGCCGCCCCGCTCGCCGGTCGGGCCGGGCTGGAGGTCGGCGGGGCCGAACAGGCGGAGATTGCCGAGGCTTTGACGACGCTTGCGGGCACGCTCGGTGGACTGCTGGCGCTGTATGGGCGGCTGACAGCGACAAAGGGGGTGGGTGGGTGAGGTGATAACCTGCCGACTGAACCGATCCCCTCACGTGCGAAATCTGAAGTTTAGGCGGCTTGCGCTCGCCTAAGCCTTCGATTTCGCTGTCTCCCCCACAGTGGGGGGAGAGGGAGCGCGCGGTTTCGGCATCGTCACCTCTCCCCTTTGTGGGAGCGGCTTCGGAGCGATGGCCGAAGGTGGAAAACAATCCAGTGAATCGATTTCAGCGAACGGAGGCCTTAGCGCGACACCGCGCGAAGGCGACGAAAGGGCTTAGCCCGATCAGGGCAAAACCTCAGATCATGTTGGTGAAAGGATCGGTTAGGCAGCGTCATCTCTTCCGTGCTCCCCGTTGTGTCCAAAGGCCAAAATGCAACGAGACGGCGAGACGTTAAGGCCGGTGTCGGCGGAGTGAATTTCCCGGCTCTCAACAGCCATCCCCAGCGGATTACGGAGCATTCATTTGCCATTCAGAAGGCTTGCGATACATAATTCGCCGAAGTGGACGTCATCCAAGAAGTAGCAGCAATGGCATCTTTCATGAAATACACGGGCCTGGCGCTGGCCTTGACCGTGGCGGCTTTGCCGGCGGGCGGGAGCGATGCCGTGGCGGCGGATTGCCGGGCGGCGGCAGCGCGCGTCGTGGCCGAGGTGGGCGGACAGTTGCTTTCCGTGCGCGAATCGGGCGGTGAATGCGTCATTGTCGTGCTCGTTCCGGGCAGTGGCAGCGAGCGGCCGCGCAAGGTGACCATGCGTGTGGCGCAGTGA